TTAGCTTTAAATTTAGCCATTTATTTTATTCCTCCACTTCGTATCCTTGATTTTCAAAGGCTGAAATCATAATCGGGTCAGATAGAGTAAACGTTACTCCATCTTTTTTCAATGTTTTTGGATATTTTACTTCTGGCTCCTCTTCAGTTTCTTTAGATACAACCAAAGTCTCTTCAATGTTAGAATCGTTCATTTTTATCCCCTTTCACTAAGCTGATTTGTGAACATAGATAGCTTTCTTCTTGTTGTCAAGAACGAAAGCGTCGTAACGAATACGTCCCTCAACGAGTTTGCCATTAATTCCTGGTGGGTTATCGTGGATCTTGTAGTCTTCCAATTTAACAGGAGATGGAGTAGCTACAGGATGAGCAATAATAAACTCTACATTTTGTGGCAGGGGGGATGTAGGGGTCAAGACTACTGGCAAGCCGTCAATCATACCTACTTGACCATTGATAGTGATTTCTTGACCAAGGTCAGAGTTTTTCACAAAGGTTGGGTCAAGTTTGATGAGTTTGTAGAATTTAGGAGATACATGCAAGATACGGCCAGCAGTTGGAACGAAAGCGTCAGTTAGTTTAACCTGACCATCAAGCACAAGCTCGTAGGCATTTGTTTTAGTTACTGAACCAGTAGCAATATGATCTGTATCTGCACCAGCTACGATTGTTGCAAAACGGTAAGTATCAACTTCAGGGATAACGACCTCTGACAACTGACGTGCAAGGGCTTTTCCTGCCTCCATGGTGCCATTTGTGTCTTGCTCAGATTTCTTGTCAATCGTGAATGTGAAAGATCGGTCTTTCTTCATTGTCATAGTTTGAACTGTATTCCCAAGCTCCTCAGCGTCACCGTAACGGTTTTGCCCAGATGTCTTGTAGTCATTCATTCCTGTCGTAGGGATAGAGTAAACCTTGACTGTGTCAACTCCAAGGAAATCAAAATCTTGGTTGATGATACCAGTTGAAAGAGCCTCTTTAGCAAAGCGCTCATCTACTTTTTCATCGAATTTAGCTGCGTAATTTACTGCCATGTGTAATATTCCTCTTTTCTTTATTTTTGGTTTTATACGCTATCAAAGCCTGCAAATAGGGCTTTGTCCTCTGCGCTTAGATGATCGTATCCAGTTTCTGCTGGTGGATTTCCGTGCACAGAGATATTAGGGTTAGGTTGCTTGTCCTCTGCTTGGAAAAGGTAAGGGCTCGACTCTTTAAGGCTGTTGATGGTTTCCTCTAAGACAGGCTTGCCGTCTTCTCCTAGCTCAATCTTGTCTAGGTCAATGAATTTCATCAAGTCCTCTGAGTTGTAAGCTCCTACATCTTTCAAGGCTAGGGCTACAGCATTTGTTTTAGTTACCTGAGCAAGATTTGCCTCACTATCTAGCTTGTACTGGTCAAATTGGGCTTTTAGTTCTTCAAGCTGTTGTTTGCTTTCAGCGCTAGCTCCCTCTTTGGCCTGTAGATCATTGATAGCTTGGTTTTGTTGCTCAAGCTGTTGTTTTAATGCTTCGTTTTCGGCTTGTAGTTCCGATTTGGCTTGTGACTTGGCATTTTCAATACCTGCACCGTACGCTTGCATAATATTGTTAATGACAGCCTTGTCCTCAATACCTGCCTCAACTAACATTTCACGTTTAAGACTCATGTCTTAACTCCTCCTTTTTTACGTCACATGGACAAATTAAGACAGTTTTACGCCATGCTCCAGGGCAAAATAAAAACCGCCTCGATTTCGACACGGTTTATAGTGGTTTATAGCAATTTATTGCACAATAAAAGCGCCTAGATTGTTCTAAGCGCTAAGTTTTACTAACTGTTTTGCCTTTTTATAGTAAGGTGTTAGGAAATTGATAAATCCTTGCTTATCACTTGGGTCATGTTCCTCTAAGAACATCATCAGCTCAAAGTCATTGAGAGCGTCAAACATTTCAGGGTTTTCATTGTCCCAAGCCTCAGCAAAATCCTCATCTTCTCCAAAAAGGGAGTTAAACTTAAAGGAGAAATCCCAAAAATTATCAATCTGACCACTAACTGCTTGTTCTAGCATGTCTAATACTTGTTGACTGTATTTCATAATGGTTTAAATCCTTTCAGTTTTTTACGTTTCATCATAGTTACTACAACATCTGCATCAGGCTCAGTGATGTAGAGGATACCGTTATAGTACCTTGCAAGTCTGCCGTTCTTCTCTGATACATAGTTAGGAGGTAGAGAAAAAGCTGTCTTTACTGTTTCATAATTGTAGGTAAATGTGCCGTCATTGCGCCTCATACGTTCTATGTAGCGTGCTATTGCATGGTCTCCAAACACTATACCATCATTCTTGAAATTAAAGTAAGCCTCCACTGCCTGTTGTTTCTGCTTGTCTGACAGTTTCTCTTGAATGTCCCCCTTGAAATAATTGACAATCCTATTATCATACCTCAGAGATTCTTTTTCTGATCGACTCAACGACTTGAAGTCACCATAAGACTTGGGTGCTTTATTTCCCAAATTTTGTAGTATTTCAGAATACTCTTTTTTAGAGCGTTTGTCAATAGTTTTGTATAACTTTTGAACAACGTCATCATCGTAGTAGTACTTCTCTCTAGCGTAATCACGATGTAGAAACGGATGCTGTTTGAGATAGTCTCTCATGGCTCCCTGTTGGATCCTAACCTTGCTCTTATACTTGTCTATTAGCTCGCTGTCACCTAGTTTCTCTGCAACGTGGAGAAATTCCTTGGACTGTCTGATAGAGCGCTCTAGAGCTCTCTGCTTGGCCTGTACGTTTGCGTTTTCTATCGCTTGCTCTGGAGTCAAGTCTCTGAACTCGTCAGGCAAATCAGGCTTGTAGTTAGCCCCTGGAATGTATGGTGTCATCTCATGAGTACAGTTAATACCCTGACAGCCTCCAGCATATCCATAGCCGTAGTCTGATAGCGCCAAAATACGCTCCCCTTTTTCCGTCCTAGCAACTCCAGTGGTTACAATCTGATGCTGCAAAGGAGCGCACATCTCTCTTGCTGTGGCCTTTTTGTGATAGTAAAAGGTATCTATCCCCAACTCCTCAGCAGGAGCCATTCTGACCTCACGATAGACACGCCAAGCCGTGGACTTGATAACTTGCCTAGCGTAGGTATCAGCTCTCCAGCGTTTGCCTTGGCTATCCGTAAAACCATAAAAGCCTTTTTTAGCCCATTTCATGACTGTGTCAGAGATAGCCTTTTCGGAGGTAGTGAGTCCTGTGACAACCTTGGCCACGCTCTCCTGGACTATGGACTGATATACCTTTCTCACACTCATTGGCAGGGTGGTATTGATAAGGTTATCTATATCTCCCATAGCCTGATTGACATAAGCAGCTAGATTGGTCTGAATGATAGAGTTACCAGCAAAACCACCTCCACCAGTCACCTCTAAAAGCTGCTGTTTGGTGTCTTTGTAGATTTTGTAGCCCTCGTTTTGGATGACATACCTAAGTTGCTCCTCAGCAATGCTTGAGCGGTCAGAAATGAGCTTGAGATTATCTTCATTGAGCAGGCCCATCTCATTCATTTTTTCAAGTTGCCAAATATAAGGGTTGTCATCGAGACTAGCAGAGCCACGCTCTTTGATACGATCTATTACCTGGTCAAAAAGGTCAAGAGTTAGCTGATGATAGATGTCTGCAACCTGACTAGCGTCAAGCATTAGCTGCTCATCATTTAGCTTGATTGGTTTCTTCTTGTCTTTCACGGATAGCCTCCACTATTCCACTTGCTAGCTTTCTCTGCTCTAGCGAGGGGCTTTTAATCCCTATAAATGACATTACTTGTTGCATAAAGTTCTCTGAAATCCGTTTTAGTAAGTTCATTCTCCATACACTCCTACATCCTCAAGACTGCGCTCTCCGCTTGCCTCATCAATAGCATTGCCACTGATTTCAGCTTTGATTTTTTTAGCTTTTTCAGGCGTAACATTGAGCACCTTTTCAATGGCCATGACATCCGTAGCAAAACCAGCATTTACAACCTTAACCCAGTAGTCCAGCTCGGCATTTCTGTCTGTAAAGACTCCGTCGTCTAGGTTAATGCTGATTTTCTCCATTTCAGGGATATTTCCCTTATAGAGTCCGTAGGCTTTGCCCAATTCCAGCATTGAGATAATGAGCTCTTTTAGAGACTGCTCTACTAGGCTCACAATGCTGTTTCTCATTTGATAAGTGTCAGAGTTCTCTGAGACAACCTCAGTAGCTGTCTTCAAGCTCTTGCCATCAAAGGTAAAGGTGCCAGAAGATACTCCTATCTGCATTTCAAAGATTGCCAGGATCTTATTGATGGCTTTGATATAGTCATCTGAGCGGATTGGCGTTGTAAGGTCTGTAATGCCTACGCCCTTGTCCATATCTCCTGAATCAATCTGTTCATAGACGTTACGTCCAGCCTCAAACTCACGCTTGACTGTGACATTCTCGCCCTCCTGATTGTACTCAACTTTAATCATTTGACTAGGGACGGCCACTCTGCGCTGACCCATCTTAATCTCCCACATAAACTCGTCATAGGTCGTATTAAGAAAGTCCATTGTAGTCTTGGCATTGTCAAAGATAGACAGCCCAAGAGCTGAGTTAATATCTTTATTATTCATCCCTGGAGTTTTCAGATAAGTAAAGAGTGGACGACTCAAGCCGTTCAGGTCTACCACTTCCTCAAGATCCTCATAGAAGTCTGATAGAGGAACCCTAGCGCCTACAATGTTCTGATTATCAGACTTGTAGAGCTCGTTGGTGACCGTATACTTGTCATCTTTGCCCCATTCATGCAACTCAATCAGCGTGTAAAACTTCTGCTTGTTTCCCTCGGATTTGATTCTCTTAGTGATAATAGCAGCACTAGAGACGTCCTGTGTGTTGCTTTGCAATGGCAAAAAGACAGGCGCTTGGATGAAAGAGACTCTTATCTTGTCTCTATCAACGTATGGCCTCATAGCTAAGCCACCAAGAGCCAAGCCGCTCTCTAAGTAGCGTTCAAAATTCTTGACAAACCTGTCATCTTGTAGCTGTTTCTGAATGAATTTATTAGCGTCTTTGTCGTCTAGCTTGATTTCAGCCTGCTCATTAAACACTAGGCTTGCAATCTTCTTGGCTGCTGTACGTCCAATAGGCAGATGGTTGAAAGCTCGTTTTTGAGGATTGCCGTTGCTGTCAGTGTACTCAATTTGTGGATAATGTCCTGCATAATACTTGAGATTTTCCCTTATTCGGTCATACTCTGTGGATGACACTGCTATTTTAGGGTGATCAATGATATTCGTTAAGTTCTGTGTTGTCATCACATACTTGCTCCTTGTGAAAAAATTCTTGATAGTCTGTACTATTCCCATTGTTAGCTCCTTTAGGCTTTTAGTCTTAGCTCTCTAGCATTGTCTAGGACAAAATACTTGAACTCGTCCACTGTGTGGTCGTCCTCCTTGATGACTTTTGGATCATCAGTATTGAGTGACTTGTCATCATAGCGGTACATCTTATGCTCCTCAACGAAAACCTTATTATTAGGGATGTCAAGGTAGTAGAAACGCCCCTCAGCTAGTAGACTGATAACCATATCAATCATAGTCTGATTTTTCTTTTTGGCTACTGGGTGCCAGCGCTCACCATAGTCTTTGAAATACTGGTTACGCAAAGCCCCCTCAGCACTATCAATGGTCATCTTGAGCTTTGGTACTCTGTAGGTCTTCATGACCTTGTCTATAAAGTCGTGGATCATCACAGAGAGCTCACTAGGTGCCTTTTTGATGGTCTTGCCAGCTGGGCTATAGTAGAACGTATCAAGCAAGATAACATTACCCTTGGCAGTGAGCCCATAAGCTCCACAGGCTGTTGCTGATTGCTGGTGTCCTGTATCCAGAGCAAATGATATACCTATCACTTTGTCGTTGTCTGGGAGGCTTTCTAGTGGTTTAAAATAGCTCATGTTATAAACATGATTACCTAAACCGATTACCTCACCCAAATACATCCAACGATAGTAGTCAGGGTCCGTCTCCTTGTAGCGTTCTATCTTGTCTTTCATTTGCTTAGACAAAAAACCTAGCTTGTCATCAAGGTAGGTGCTGTGATGTATCATGTAAGTTGGGTCACTAGCTTTCTCTGCCACCCACTCATTTATCCAGTCATAGGGATTTCTTGGAGGGTTGTATGTGAAATAGGCCTTGACCTCTTTGCCATTCGGTAGCTCTTGACGGATGAAAGTATCCTCAACTATATCAATGTCTTCACGGCCTGCAAACTCAGCCAATTCCTCGAACCAAACCGACATTACATAGCCCTTAGCTATCTTCTGGGATTTTAATTTCATTGGATCGTCTACGCCGTAGAAATAAAATGCTGTGCCTGTCTTCTTATGTGTGATCTGTAAGGGAGATTTCCCAAATTTGAACTGATGAGCAAGCCCCATCTCATAGATGGCCCATCTTATCTGCTCATACACTGACATTCTCAGATACTTACCTACTTTTCGCAAGACCACCACATTCCCCATAGGGTCATTGGTAAAGTCATTTACAAGGTCAATGGATACTACAGAGGACTTAGTAGAGGCACGGCCACCCTTGAGCACTATGTGGCTCTTGGGCGTGTAGAGGACTTCATCAAAAACTGGGTTAATCAGTTTCGCTAGGTTCAGTATTGCCATTATACTCACTCCTATCAAATGTAAATCCAGTAATGACTGTGTCATCCTCATCATTAGAGCCTAGTTGAGCTTTAAGATTATCAATTTCAAGTCTTAATTTTTCATCAGCAAGCTCCAAATCATGAAAAGCCATGTTGTTCATGCCATCCAAAGCTGAAAGAAAGGCGTTTGAATTAGCTTGTCTAATGCCGTCATTCTCGATGCTTGACCTAGCCTTATTCTTGAGCCATTCATACTCATTAAAAGCCTGCTCTCTGGACCATAGAGCCATGTTTGAGAACTCTTTTAAAAGTTCCCTATACCTTGTACTAACCTTGTACTCTTTTAAAAGTTTACTAGCTCGTTCATCCACAGTCTTATCTGTCATTTTTTCAGCTTTGTAAGCCTGTCTATATGCTTGTCTTTGAGATAGTCCGGAGATTATCCCTTGGACAAATAGTTCTTGTTTTGGGGTTAATTTATCCACTCACCGGACTACCTCCTTTCCGACAAAATAAAAAGCCACTCAAAGAGTGACTCAGTGCAAGCAGACTACAGACTTGCGTGTTAATTAGTAATCAATTTGAAAATTTTCCTTTTTTTATTTTTTTGTAGTCATTTAAAACCTCTGAGGGAATCAAACCCTCTAGCTTATAACTTATCCGGAATATAATTAGCTACGCAATCATGCAAGGTCCAGTCGCTACTGCCGACCATTTAATAAGTTAATGAGTAATTTATGAATGCTAAGCCTACTGCCTACCCCATTCTGGGACACAAAATACTCAAAGGAGAGGGGAGGACTTGAACCTCCAAGGCCATTACAGCCCCCTGATATTACAGGTAACCATCTACCAATTCTGAGACCTCTCTTTTCAATTCTTGATACTACCATTCTATCAGAATTACAAAACTGTGCTAACAAGTATCATTTTTTCCAGTACGATTTTGTAAAGTTCAATTTAGTTCCATTCTCTCCAAAACCTCATTCAGTTCAGAGATAGCCATATTCCGCCAAGTGTAGAAAGTTGTTCTGCTGATTTCCATTTTGTCACAAATATCATCAACATACATCTTAGTAATGTAAGTCATCCTGAGAATAGACCTGCTCTTTGGATTTTTCAGCTTGTTAATCATTCTACCTAATTCGAGCTTTCTGTCGATAACCTCTTTAGTATCCTGCTCTATAGCCTCTTTCATCACTACCAGCTGAGTATAGACATCATCAACTTTTCTAGTCTGTCCGCCTTGGACTTTGACGTCAGTCCATTTGGGGCTTGAGAGCAAACCTGCCTCAAGCTCATTGATTTCATCTATACGGCTTTGGATGTCCATGTCCAGATCCTGCAACTCTTTCAAGAGCTCTTTAGCCTTCACTCTCTGTCTCCTTTATGATATAATAATCTTATTAGGAATTTAGCTGAGGTAGAGAGCGCCTTGGCTTTTTTTATGCCCAAGAAATATGAATTTTCTTGTCAGAAACATACTCAGAACCGCTGAATAAATCTTTAGAATAGTATAGTTTGTATTCCACTAAAAAACCTGGCCCTAGCAACTGTTTTATTGCTTCTATCGTCTTTGTATCATCTAAGCGACGTTTAATGTATTCATCTCTAACCGATAACACATTAATTAAATGACCTGTATAGCCTTGCTGGGCTGATACTTTTATTTTGTGTTCTAGGTCGTATTCCTTAAAATACCTCTCAAACCATTTAGCGTGACTCTCTGAATTTAATCGTTTCACCTCATCAATTAGTGTCATTTCTTTACCTCCAAAAAATTATTTTTTTTAGTAGCTATTGAGTATCCTCATCGTCTTTTCATAGCTTAGATGTACTTTTGCTCTTTCCTCCTCGTATCCGAATACTTTTGGAATTCTGAAGTAAATGATTGTAGAGTTGTCATGTTGTTTGACAACTGAGAAAACGTGTTTGAGCAAGTCTTTTCTAAAAGCTACGTTAGGAAAAACTACAAGCTCTCGAGCTCCTATTCCTATTGTAGTTACTTTATTTATTTTGCTCCCTGTGTACGGATATTTTTTTGGTCTCATCACTCTACCTCCAAAAGCTCCGGATTTTCGTAGATATTGCCGATGACTTTGTAATATTGTAGAAAATCCTTCGTGATATCAATTCGATAAGTGCGACTTAGACCGTCGCCGTACCAGCGACCTTTGTCTTTGTCATACTTGACAATAAAGGTATATTCTGTCTGTATCTGATGATGTAAGATATCACCTTCAAAAACTTCTGTACCTTCCTTGTCACAAAGACCTGTTGATTGCATGAGGTGAAGGTCATTGTTCACAATCCAGTCACCAGCAACAGAGTCCTCATCAATAATCCAGATATCGCCATTTCCAACCATCACTTCGTCCGGTTGATACATACGATTTAATGAGCCACCATCATATGCTCTAAATTTTGGTATCATCCCAAATCCTCCTTAGATGAACAAACTAGCTAACCATATCAAAAATGCACATGTAATGATTTTTGAAATACTGCTCTTTACAGCGTATGAATAATCTTCATAAGATTCTTTTTTGCTGGATAACACAGGCCAGATGAAAGATAGTAGTGCATCCATCCCTAAAGCTTGCCAAACTGTAATTTTACCAACTGGAACAATCGTTGTGATAATTTCATTCCATCCATACTGAACCACAAATGGCGATACAACGATTACAAATACTGCTCCTAAAATAATTCCTAGTTTTTTCATTTTATAAATCCTCCTCTTTGACGAAAGTTCCATCAATCCAACGACCCTTGCGGTCTTTGATTTCTTGGTAGGCTAGTTCAAAACATTCTTCAAAATCATAACCGAGTGCGGTGCTTAGCGATTTTAACCATCGGAAGGTACGTATCAGACTTACTTTGCGAAAATCTTTAGAAAATGAGTCTCTGTAAATCTGAAAATCACTTATATTTCTACTTAAATGACTAAAACATGTCATTACATCTCTATCATTTTCTGATGTTTCAAAAATCTTATGCACATCCTCTTTTATCAGCAACGCAAGCCCAACAATCACAACTGCGCAATCACCGATACTGTCCTTGGTTAGCTTCTCATTCTTCTTTAGATAGCCTGCGCATAGTTCACCGAACTCTTCGCTAAGTTTCAAAGACTGCTTGTCTAGTCGTCCACCGTTTTCAAGGTCACGGTCAATAAACCATTGTTTGACTTTGTCTATTGTGTTCATAGTAACACCTCATCTCCAACTTTTACTTTATCCCACTGCTCCTTCGTAACCACGAACACGCCATAGTCACGAATAGTAAGCGTATATAATTTTCCATGTCGTCCTTTTTCAACGACCTTGCCAAATATCTCCGCGCCTGCGTTATCCGCCTTATAGATAACCATCGGCTTCTTCTCTTCCAAATCTCGAATCCTGTCCATCTGCCAGATGTTTAGTCCAGCAGATAGCAGAATCCAGATAGCTATGAATCGTTTCATGTTAGTCACCTCTTGATTCCATAGTATTCATAACCGCATGGCACACAGCAAAATCCATAACTATTAAAGTATTCATCAAATACTCCAATTTTGCTATCGCAAATAGGACAATGCGTCCTGCGATATCTTTCTTCTTTGTCCAGACCGTTAAAAATTTTCTTTTTACGTTGACGCTTATTCATCTTCCAACTCCTCAACTCACCTTGTGGCTTTCCAATTCTCCAAATTCTTGGCCATGTTTTACAAAATATGAACCAATCAGGATAGCGTCAGCCTCGTCGTCTTTGACGTTCAGGTCGAATTCATCAGACACCTTGGCAACGGCCTGCAGCTTCATTGATTTTTTACTTCGGTCCTTGTAACTAAACTTCCAATACTTACGCCATGTCGACACGTTCACGAAGTACACATTGTCAGCAATCAGTCGGCCAAGAATGATACCTGTCACAATTCCAATACTAATCATAGACTGCTGATTTGGCCCCATGACTGAGTTCTTCTC